AACCACTCTTGTTCTATTGCTTGAGCAACTTGAGATCCATACTCCATACTAGATTTCTCAGCAGTACTTACGACTTGGCTTGGAAATGGACTGTTAGTATTAGTATATATATTCATTTAACTTATAATTTTTGAAGTAATTCCTTTATTGTTGTATTTTTTAAAACCTAAATCTACAGATTTTATTTCTCTTTTAGCTTGTGGCATGTATCTACTTTTGTTACACGCCATGAGAGCTAAACCACTACTAATAGAGGCATCATGTTTTGTTCTGTTATTTATATTAAAAGTAGCCCAATCTTCTAGTGTTCGCTGAAAATACATATCTCCATAACCAGTTTCTTTTAAACCTACAAAGTGTTCTATATATGTTTCTATAGCTGCAGCGTGAGCTTGTTTTATATCTTCACTTGAGTTAGGTATTCCACCTATTTCTCTTTCTGTTACAGATAATTTATTTCTTTTTTTATCTGGTCTATTCATAGCAAAGCCTCTATATCCTCTACGTTTAAAATGATATAAAAGTCTAGGCTTATTGTTTTCAACTAATATTGGCATGCCATAAAAAACACAGGCCATAAGTACGTCTTCAAAGAAAGTTTCAGCTGTTTGAGGTCTAGCTATATATTCTAAAAAGAAATGATTAGGTGGTACGTCTAGCATACTAAACTTACTTAAACCATGTAATGATCCTTTAGATCCTCTACCGTCAACAGTTCCAGATATATCGTAAGGGTCACATCCAAATGCTCCTAAATGTTCGTTGCCAGGATAGTTTACACCATTTTTAATATATCTAACATTTTGAAGCTCAACAGGTGGCACCCAAGTTATTTTAAATCTACCGTTTTTATTAGGCATAAATATAACTCTAGTATCTTGTTTAGCATTTTCCCATTGAAAATTACCAGTTGTTACAGCTAATTCGTTTTTAGAGTCTTCATTAAAATCTATTTGTTGATATATCTTAGTTAGATTAAATAAAGATTCTTTTGATTCATCTCTGAAAGCATGTTTTTCAGTACGAGGAAACTGTCTATAAAATTCGTTTAAACCGTCTTGATCATTTTTAAGACCTTCAACTTCATTATTCCAATACTCTATTACACCTATTTTTATTTTATCCCCATGCGGTCCATCAATAGGTTTTTTTGGTGTGTCGAAGACAGGTATGCCATAAGAATCAATGTATCCTTCGTAGTTCCATTCCATAGGTATGAACAAAGAATATAATCCGCTGCGAGTCTGTCCATTGCTGTTTCTTTGCGTAACATCTGAGTCATCATAAAGTTTTTTAAAGTTTCTACCACCTTTGTCTAAAGCGTTAGAAGTTGAACCCATCATGCATTTACCTATAACTCTACTACCTAGCCTTAACGTTGTTTTCGTGACCCTCCAGTTGTTGAGGATGTTATTCGGTTTTTCCCATTTACCACTTTCGTCGTGAACGAGAAGCTTGAGTTTCTCACCGTCGTAGGAGTTGTCACCTGTATTTTTCCAATCGATGGTTGTGTCAAGACCTTCGAGCTCCTGTTCCAAGGTTTCGTCGTTAGACGCGGTAAGTTTTCTTCTTGTGAATTTACTTGCTGGTACTCTATAGGCAAGCTCGGTTTTTGGACGGTCCATTCCGTCCTGGGTCGGTTTGAAAAAGAAGGGGTAATTAACCGATATGGGTACCACCTTATCTGTGAACATCTTCTTAGCATCAGGACCGGACTTTGATAATATACCATACCTACTGTCGCTTGATATGGTTGCCAGGTTAACCACCTCTCCTGACGCCATAAAGGAAAACCCAGACCGTCTATTCTTAAGGTAGCACATTCCATAGGATCGTGAATCTGCTTTGCAAGCTTCCCAGAAAATGTAGAATAATCTATTTGACTCCCTAAAGTCTGGTGCCCCAACATCAATTTTGGACCACTGCAAGTACATGTAATGAGTACCAGTAAGGTAAGTAGCCACATCCTTATTATAGAACCAAAAGCCTTCTTCTCGTCGAGTAAATTCTTGATCGATGTAATCATACCATTTTTCTTTGAAATCTTGAGGGTATTGTTTCCAATCAAATGTAGATTTAATTCTACTTAAAGCTTTTGGATACTCAAATTGATTCCATTTGTTATTTTGAAATTTATGTATTTTCTCTTTTTCCGGTAAGGCTATTTTTAGGTTTTGTATTTCATATACTTCACCTATTTTACCAGTTTTACTTATAACAACAATATCGTGATCATCATTATATCCATACTCCCATTTTTTATACCTATTCATTCTTTTTAGAACTTTAGGTTTAATATGGTCTTTTAATACTTTATATAAAAACTGTTGATACATTATTTAGATCTTCCTTCAGCAAAACCTTTAAATTGAAGCTTTTTACTAGAATCTTTAGGTTTTTCGTTTAACATATCTTCTTCTTCTTGAACTCTGTTTAGTATCTCAAAAGCATCAAATATAGCTAGTTTTTTTGTTGCTGCAGCATTTTTTAATCTGTCAGCTGCTAAATCATCGTCTGATTCAACTATAGGTTCTTTAGCTACCTTTATTAATTCTTCAACAGCTATTCGCCCAGCCTGGATTATATTCTTCTTCGTTTCCTTCGTGCTCATATTTAATTACAATATCATTAGATTTAATACAATATAAACGCTGTTTTTCAATTAAAAATTCCCATTCTCTATTTGGAGTAAAACCAACCACGTCTCCTGGGTTTATTTCAAGCGCTTTTAAGGACCTATTGCCGTATTTTAATATACCAACAAGCCTTTTTTCTTTATCAGCCGTTATATCTTGTGTATCTTTTATAGGAGCTACAAAACACCTATCATTAAACGAGTGATAACCTTTTTTATTTTTATATAAATATATTTGATCAACTGCACAGAAATAATAATTATCTTTAAACCAAGACCTGCTTTTTTTCTTTTCTCCTCTTATATCATAAAATGTTCTAAAAACATTTTGATGTATAACTATTAAATCACCTTTATTTATGGGTGTTTGAAAAGCGGCAGGTGTTTCTATTACTTTAGCAATTCTATTTACAAACTTCCAATTTTCAATTTTAGTGTTTACAATTAGATCTTTGTCTTCAACTTTTATTGTGTTATTGTACTCTTCACCGAAAGGTTCTACAATAAAATCATATAAACTCTTCATTAGTATTCTAAATCATACTCAACTGATATAGCCATATTAGAATTAAATTTTTTCCAAGGCAATATCTCGTTGTTTTTCTTTATGTGAATATTATAAGAGTTGTCAGATTCGTTTAAAAGAATATGTGATATTTCATGACCACCATAAACTTGTTGTCCTACAGAATAATGCATAGCATCGTTTTTATAGTCAGAACCAATACTAATTTTTCTAATATTATTCTGCATCTTTTTTTATTTCTGTATAACTACCGTCTTTTAGATCAATATTTATTGCACCATATTGATTTTCTAAATCTGATTTAGTTTTTTCTATTTCTTTGCTAAGAACTTCAACTTGACTAGCTACCTCTTGTTTTTGTATTTCTAATATACCTATTTTTGTTAAAAAATTTGAAAGTTTGTTTTGTTGATCCTTAACTTCTTTAAGTTGTTCTTCAGTAATTTTTTTCATTTAATTTAATTTAATTGTTTTATAACTCTATAGTCACACTTGTTTTAAAGCTTTTACTTCTTGCTTTAATTCTTTTACCATTTTATAAAGTTCTTGAACAGCTGATATATTTAGCATTGATAAAGCATCATAGTCTACTGTTTGATAGTCATTAACTTCTTTACCATACACAACTACTTTATCGTTTTTGATTGAATCAACAGTTACGCTGTTTTCGTTTACATCAAGAACTTCTACTATTTCGTGTTGGTTATTTGGATATATAAGTTTTATTTTATCTCCAACAACACAGTCAATATTTAAATCTATTATACCGTTTTTTATTTCTCCTTGTTTAAGAATACTAGGAATAACATCAGTTCCTTGTTTTACAGCTATAGGGTAATGCTTTTTAACTTGCTGAGCTATTACTTTCTTTTCTTTATCACCTTTTATTGGATCAATATATTTATAGTCAGATATTTCTATTTTAGCTAGCACTTCTAAGTCTTTTTTAGAATCACTTACTTTTATATCTTTTTTAATTCTTTCATCAGAGAAGATATGAATACCAGAGCCCATAAATCTACCAGCAGCATGCACGCTTATAGCAAACAAACCTGTTCCTGCAAAATTTAAAAAAGGTCCTCCAGAACCAGTGAATAAAAAATAATCAAACGGTGAGCCATCGTAATCAACAAACGAATCTATTTCAATAGCTCCTTTAGTGTTAGCAGCTCCACCTAAACCAATACCTATAGTTGGTCCACTAGAACTTGAGCCACCAGTTAAATTAAAAGTAAATTCATTTGAGCTGTTTACTGTGTTTGCGCCGTTTCCGAACGGTATTTGTCCGCTACTAACAGAACCTGTTATAATATTAGCTGGAACAGTAGGAATAGTTGGAAAAGTCTGTAAAGCACCAGTTCCGTCTATATAGTCTGTTACAGCTCCTGCGCCGGTTACAGTAAGAGTTCCTGCGCTTGTTATTGGAGAGTTTGCTACACTAAATGCAGCTGGCATTGCTAGCCCTACGCTAGTAACACCTCCTGAATTTAAATCTGAAGGACTAATTCTTACGTTATTTCCGCCAGCATAACCTACTATGAAATCTACTGCTGCAGGGTTTGATTCAGCTGTAAATTGTGAAAATTTAATATCTGCCATTTTTATTTATTTTATTCTCTGACCATAAGGTCTAAATTGTTTTCTGTTAACATTCTATCAGTTCCGTTTTCTAGTATAATAAAATTAGTTATAGGCGCTGACCCTGCTCCTGGAGCGTTTGGTATCGCTAATATAGCGTTTGCGTTTCCTAATATAGTTGGCATGTTATTCTAATGCTAAAATGTCCGAAGCAGTAGTGTCTGTATTAAACACTCTTATTACTTGCAAGGGAACATATGAATTATTACCTACATTTTTTAGTATCACAGGATCTTCACTTGAAGCTGGTATTACTTTTATATTACCACCTGTTCCTACAAATAAACTAAAACCTTCGTTTCCTTGTTTATTATTTATTACGCCTCCATTACCTCTATATATATCATAAGCAGCGCCACCTCCTGTTAATCCAGGTGCTGATAAAGTAAGTTTAATATTACTATCAACTGATTCTACTTGAGCTATAGTACCTGTGCTTGGTTCATATACTACATCACCTGCAGCTACTTTATTAGAATACCCTGTTCCAGCTGGATTTGTTTGTCCATCTACAAATGTTGCACCCGCGTCATCTAATGTTGTTCCAGCGCCTGTATTAGTTCCACTTATATAACTTCCAGGCTCAGGAATATTTATAGCATCGTTAGGAATAACGTCTACTGCTTTTGTTGGTTGATTACTTGCCATTATTTTATTATTTGTTTGTTTTAAATAAGTTTGTTGCTTTTTCTGTTGTGCGTCCGCCGAAATAGGCTAAGACCACGGACATCATTACTTTCTCAAAAGTATCATTCCATAACTCGTTTATATGAAAATTTAAACTTGGAATACTATCTAATATACCAGCTAAAGAAAATATACATATACACCATACTAATACCATTGGGCGTACATTTTTAGACAGCCATGAGTCAGATAAACTGTCAGATTGCCAACGATTTGTTATAGCCTCTATTTCTTTATTTTGTTGTTCGTATATTAATTGTTGTAATTTTATTTTGTGCTCAGTAGATATATCTGATTTAGTTATTTCTTCTATAGCTTCTCTTGGTGATATAACGCCTTCTAAAACTTTACCAAGATTTGGATTTATAACTGTTGCGGCGCCTAGTAATATCTTACCTATTGTAGTATCTTTGAATTTTTTTTTAGGCATTAGTCTATTTTTTTCTCAATAACATACTTTGCTCCTGGAAAAATATAATCATAACCAGGATACATTACTTTAGTATAACCTCTATTGTCTATTCCTAGTACTTTAAAATTAACACCTTTCATTGTTATTTTATTTCCTTGTATTATGTTTTGATGCTTGTCTACATCAGGACTATCACTTAGATATCCTTTTTCTGAAAAATTCATTATGCGTTTCTATAAGCCTCGTCTTCCCAAGGCAGGGTTTTTGCGCCTTCATTCATTTCAGCTCTTGAGTATTTTTTACCTTTCCAATAAACATAGTTATCGTCATAATCAAGATCACCTCTTTTCATTTGATCTATATGAACCATTTCGTGGTCTATAACGTCTTGAAGTCTTGACGGGCAAACATTTTTATTTATAATGATTGTTCCGTTGTTATTGGCTTTACCCATTACGTCGTCTTCCATATCTACATGATATACTGGAGTATTATCTATTTTATATGGTGGATTGTTTAATTTAAAAGCCATTTATTTTATTTTTTATATGGAAACATTTTGTTTAAAGCTCCTTTTCTGGCTTCACAACCGCAAGGGATGTTTAGTCCCCTGCTCATTGTGTCTACCATTTTTTTGATACCAGTAGCTTTAGTAAACTTTTCTATACTGTCTCCTAAACCTCTTGATTCCATAATTACGCAGAAAATACGCAGCTTGCAAACTTAGTGTAAACCGCTGGTTGAGTAATTACAATACGTCCTTGCTCTCCTGCTTGTGGAGCTGGTACCTGCTCAGTAGTTAAAGGTGGTACAACTGTTGATACCATTCCTCCTGGATTAGCTACAATAGCCTTGTTAAAAGACTCGATCATTGCGTCTACTCCTCCCACTGGATCAGCTACTACAACAGTCCAAGTACTTGTACCGTTAGCTAATGTGATTACTAGTGTAGTGTCTCCTGCTGCTGAAGTTGCTGCTATTCCAGCAATCTCTGCGATTGGAATTAATGATTGTGGCTGTGATACAGCCTCTACTTTGATAAATTTTGCCATTTTGTTAGTGTTAGTGTTAGTGTTAGTGTTAGTGTTAATTATTGGCTGAGGTTTTTTTGTCTTCGCTGGAATTTTGTCCTTCGTTTTCATACAGTCCTCTCTCTGTTTTATCCTTGATTAAGTATGTCGTCAATAGCGGCGTTTTTCTTTTTAAGACTCTTATTGTAAGCGTCAACTTTAGCATTGTATGCTTTGTTTACGCTCATTATAGAGTCACGTGATTTATTGTACGCGTTAACATTCTTTTCCTCAATAGCGTTAGCTTTGTCAACCTGTTCTTGAGTGTTAAATTGTAAGTCTTTAATTTTATTTCTAAAACCTTCTACTTTACTTTTTCTGTCTTTAATTACGTCATCTTGAGTTTGACCTTTTTCGTTTATTAAACTCTTTGGATCTGGTCTTTCTTGATTTAAAGGTGACATTCTAGAAGATTGTGCATGCTTAGACAACCAAGAAGCATGTTTAGCTACTGGATTATCCATCATTAAATTTTTTCTTTCTTGTTTTACTGACTCTCCCATTCTCTTACCATAATGATGGTTTTGAGCTGGTGAATGTCCCATTTCATTTGGGCTGTGTCCCATTTTATTTGGGCTGTGTCCCATTTCATTTGGTGAGTGACCCATTTTAGTTGGTGAGTGACCCATTTGAGGTCCTCCTTTTTTTTCTCCGTAAGGCATAATATTAGTTTTTATTTGTTTTTTAATTTTAAAAGCAGTGTTTTGTAACAGGTGAACCGTCAACTTTTTCATTTATATATACTAGTTTTCCTTTTCCATGAGGATGCTCGTGAGCTTGTTTTCTACCGCTAGATCCTGCTGGATGTGTAGCTGGTGAACCGTGATGTTTTTTATCATATTTCATATCTCCAGCTAGCTTTGAAATATGCTTTTCATCAGCTGTCATATTTTCGTCATTATGACCGTGTTTTGCATCATATAAAACATCTCGCTTTAAGTAATCTATATGCGCAGCATCATCTCTTTCAGATGCTTTATAATTACCAGCTGTTACTCTAGTATGAGCGTGGTCTTTTGAAAACTTAGAGTTTCCAGTATATTCTCCGTAATATCCTTTTTTATGTATCATATTATTATTTTAAGTACATTTTCCGTTTGCGTAAGTTCCGCCTGCTTTTAAACATTCTTCTAGTTCTGAACTTGTATTAGTAATTCTATCTTTAGCATCCTTTATTTTTGCCTCAACATTTTTAATTCTCTTATCTCTTCCAGGAGTTTTCTTTCTATCACTCATTCTGTCTACTCTTCTTTGTAATCTATCAGCCTCTTTTTCTGGATCATTTCTAGCATCTATAACTTTTGCAGTATTTGATGATATATTATCAAATAGTTTTTGAAAATCGTCTCTGTTAGAAACATAAAAGTAATCTTGAGGATTAGCGTAGCTAGCGTTTAGAGGAGCACTTTTTTTTTTAATAGCTGACATTTCAGCCGCAGAACCTCTAGCAGCGTCTTCATCTTCTCTTGCCTGAGCGTCATCACTTTCAGTTCTATCATTGTTATGAGCGGCTTTAGCTTCTTTTATATCTTTTTTTATAGAAGCAATAAGTTCATAATCTTTGTCTCCTTGCTCAGCGCCTATTTTACCAGCTTCTGCTTTTTTAAGTTTCTTTTCTAACTTACCGTGTTTATGATATGGACTACCTTCCATTTGTACAGGGTGTGATTTGCCGTCTACAACAAATGATTTTTTACCAGCTGCTTCAGCATCCATTTTTGCTTTTATAAACGCATTACCTTGTAATGGAGTTAGTGGACTGTTAGCGTTAAACGCTTTACTAAATGGTGAACTCATAATTTGTTTTTTTTATTAATCGTTTTCCGGGCCTTTTTTCATTTGAATCTTACCGTCTACACATTCAAATTCATTTTTTTCCGCGTTATATTCTTTTAGGTTATCCTCTGCGCTAACAGGTTTTTCGTATTTTTCCATCTTACCATCAACTCTTCTCATTGATGTCTTAGATTTTCTTTTAGTGTAACCTTCTTTAAATTTTTCCCAAGCTGCAGTGCACTTATCTTGTTTAAACGGTGATCTTGATCTCATATTATTTTCTTTTACAACCAAAGTTTTTAGCGTAGTTAGCCATTTTTACTACTGACTCGCTATACTTGTCTTTATTTTTCATTACAGCACTAGCAGCTGCGCACGTGGATTTACCAGGCATATTTTTCTTTACCCAGGCAGTAAATTTGCCTTTGTTCTTTTCCTTTATTTCAGGAAATTCGTCTTTTTGTAAAAATGGAGATGTATACATTATCTATAAACTTTAGCTCTTAATGTAACTGGAACTCCTGGCTCGCAAACACATGGATATTTAGATACCTCTAAACCTGTTATACCTGAGCTAGATCCAACTCCCATTGGAAAACCAACTTTACTTAATGGTCCGTCCCATATAGCATTTTCACCGATCTGCCCGTCTAACTTAGGGTTATTTTTTATTTTTTCAATATCGTGATTCATAATTTTATTTTTTTTATTTGTTGCATTTTCTTTTAAACACTGGAGGCGCGCCGACAGCGTTTTGTCTCATCTGCATGTTTCCATAAATATTGTTAGCCGCGGCCATAGTTGATGGATTAAACACCGGTTGAGCCATACCCATAACATTTGAAGGTTGAGGTGGCATGTTCGACATTGTTCCGCTTGCCATAGCATTTTGCATTACTTGACCAACCATTTTAGTTGGTGCTGCATCTACAGCTGCTTTAAACTTTGGATTATTATCTAGCTTTCCTTTAGCTGAAGCTTCTTTAAGACCTTCGTTAAATTCTATTGGTGCTTCCATATTATCTATTTTTATCTTTATTTACGTTTTCAATAGCTTTTGATAAAACTTTATCAGTATAACTCTTACCAGCTATTAATTTATTCCTTCTTTTACTTGTTGGTAAATCTTCTTCACCTAACATTATTCTATATATTCTACTTATAAGTTGTTTACCTTTAAAAGATACTTTATATAGATTATGTTTTTGAGTTGATCTATTTCTTTTTCTCCATATAACAACCCAGTCTTTATCTAATAATTTAGCCCATCTTCTAGTATCCCAACTATAAGAATAACAACCTTGCTTAAAATCTTTTATACTAAAAAAATCAATACAATCTAAATAAATTAATAACTCTAGATCAGCGTCGTTTAATCCGTTGTTTTTACAAGCCCATTTTCTTATTATTCTATAGTGCTTTAAAATATTTAAGGCTTTAATGTCACGTGCGCTTAACCTCATAAAACAACAACTACGTCTTGTGATTTTATAACGTGGTAATTATTTTTATCTATTTCTATTTTATGGCCAGCGTGTCTGTCGTAAAATATTATATCTTTTGTTTTTACACCTTCAACTTCAGAGCCTACAGATAAAACCTCAGCTTCAATATATCTAATATCTTCTCTTTGGTTCTCAGCAAGAAGTAAACCACCTTTAGTTTTAGTAGTACCTTCTTTTGATTTTTTTATAATTAAATTTCTACCTACTGCTTTCATCAACTCTAATATTATTAATTACACAATCTGTCGATAAAATAGTAGTTGCTACTGAAGCTGCATTTTGAAGAGCGCTTTTTGTAACCAATAATGGATCAATAATTCCATTATCAATCATTTGTACCATATTTCCTGTAACTACATTAATGCCAAAACCTTCTTTTTCTGGATGAGAAACCTCGATGCCAGCATTGTTTAGTATTGTTCTATATGGCGCTAGTATAGATTTAATTAAAACTTCTTCTCCTATATTTTTCTTATCAACATTAAGAGCAGCGTTAAGCAAAGCTATTCCACCACCGGGGACAATACCTTCTTTTATTGCAGCTTTAGTAGCACATATAGCGTCTTCAACCCTATCTGTTTTTTCTTTTAATTCTATATCAGAGTTAGCACCTACTTTAACTATAGCAACTTTAGCTGCTAGCATTGCTAATCTCTTTTCTAGTTTTATAATTTCAGCTGAAGTGTTTTTTTCTAACAACTTAGCTTTTATTTTTTTTATTATGTTTTTTACCTGCTTAGATGTTTCATTAACTTGAATAATAGTTTCATTTTCATTTGTTATACTTTTAGCACAACTACCTAAATGATCTATTTGTATTAAATCTAAATCATCTCCAAGATCTTCGTTTATTATAGTAGCATTTGTTAACATAGATAAATCATCTAACATTTGCTTTCTATTTATACCGTATGTTGGAGCATCAATAACATTTACTTTTATGTTACCTTTCATCTTGTTCATGGCTAGAGCTGATAAAACACCTTGTTCTAAATCGCCTATAATAAGCAAAGGTTTATTGTTTTTTATTACGTGCTCTAGCACAGATTGAATCTGTCTAATTGTATCAACCTGTGATTCAACAATTAAAACTAGTGGATTTTCTAGTTCAGCAGTTTTGTTTTCTTTATTGGTTACAAAATGCAGGTTTTTTAAACCTTTGTCATATTGTATACCATCAACAACTTCTATTTCTGTTTTACCTATTGGTGAAGGTTCCATCATAACAACGCCTGTATTATCTACTGATCTAAAAGCATCTGCTATAATTTTACCTAAATACTTATCGTTGTTAGTTGATATAGTTGCCACACTATCTATCATATCACCTTCAACTTTTACAGCTATAGATTCTAAATATTTAATAACTTTTTTAACAGCTGAGTTTACACCTTCTTTTAGTTCTCTTGAATTAGTTTTATCAACTACTTTGTAAGCTTCTTCTAATATAGCATGTGCAATAACTGTTGCTGTTGTAGTACCGTCTCCAGCTTCTTTAACTGTTTTACGCGCTGCTTCTTTTATTAGTGTTGCGCCCATGTTTTCAACTGGGTTTCTTAATATAACTGAATCAGCGACTGTAACTCCATCTTTTGTTATAATGGGTTTACCTGTATGATCTTCTAACATTACACACTTACCGCTAGCTCCTAGTGTGGAGCTAACAGCATTTGTGAGTTTTGTTATACCTTTAAATACTTCTTCCCTAGCTTTGTCACCAAAGTTAAGGTTTTTGACTATTAAGTCTGACATAATTTAATTTAATTTAATTTAATTTACTTTTATTATTTAAAAGTCTTAACGACTTGTGGTCCACGAATATGAGCTAGTTTCTTCTCATAATGGTTAATTGAAGCATCTATTGCTGATTCAGCGCCTTCAATTGTTTCGCGTCTCGTTACATCTATCCACTTTTCACAACAAGTGTCTTCTTCAGGATTACACTCGCAGTCTGGATCTTTGTATTCGGTTTGATAAAATCCATTTGGTAATTGTACTATTCTCCAGTTTTTCTTTTGAACAATGTGATTCCAAAGTTTAACGGCTTCATCGGTTATTTGCGGTTGACTACTCCACGAACTAGTCTGGTAATAAAACGTCATAATATTTGGTTTTAAGTTTATATTTGGTTATCGCTCTTCCCGAGCAGGGTATTTTAAATCGATATTGTTCCTATTGATATACCTGTTGGTGGATAAAAAATCACAGAAGATGTAGATGTTATAGATAGATCTTCAAGTGATTTAATAAAATATTTTAAAAAAAGTTCTTTAGCTTTTTGTTTATCTGCTTGTAGTTCAGTTGATAAAACTAAATTAATGTTTAATGATGAAATAGTATTACTAGCAGACTCATACGTTCTAAAAGGAATTACACCACCTGCTACCACGTCTACGTCGTAATCAATTAAACTGTTAACAGGTATTAACCCTAGTATTTCAGTGTTTTGAACTACTGATTTTGCTTCTTTGTTTATTAATATATATTTATTCATTTTTTAAGGACATGTGTTTTGTGCAAATACCTCTCCATTAAGAAAGTTTATATAGATATCACCTGTAAAAGTAGTTGTTGGTGTTACTAAAGAACTACCTGCAGGCACAAATGCTCTACTAGATCCTTGTAATCCTGGACCACTTACAATACCAACAGATCTTATAATATTATCAACTGTAGCAATAGTTCCAGCGGCAAATTGTGTTCCATTTCCAAAACCTGGAATACCTTGAGTGTAGTAGTTTTGATCAAAAAGAACCCAAGTAGCTTGATCTTTATCTCCTGTGACATAGTAATCATTAGATACGAAAATTTTAGCATTAACAAAATCAGCGACATTAGTGTCGGCTAATTGTATAGCAAATGCTGGCAATTGACCTAAACCTTCAGGCGCACCTAAAAAACCGTTTACTACGTATCCACAAGGCCAAGTTCTATCGTTTGCGCTTTTTAGTTCAACAGGATATATAGTACATTGTAGACCAATATTAAATAAAGAACCAAAAAACGCGCCAGGAGTGTTTGCACCATAATAATTAGGAAAATCATTTCCAATTACAGTTGGTGTGCCAGGTGCAAATGCGCCAGTACTTATTGTTGCTAGCGAAAAATAATTAGCATTGTCAACAACCCCGCTAGCTTGTTGATTAGGATCAAAAACGAAATCAAGTTGAAGTGGACATGGATTTATTGTTACTATTCTAGACCCAGAAACAGTTATAAAAAAATTTGTTGTTAATTTTAAAGCATAACCTCCATCTGGTAATGGATTATAATTATCATTAGATATTTTTTCTAAAATTAAAGTACCAGGCGCTGGCACGCTATCCTTGGTTTCTAATATACAATCTTTAGTAGGATTTACTATTGCGCAAGCTGTTGGTTCATCTACAGCGCTTTCAAAAGTAGCGTTAATAATTCCACTACCATTTATTAAACCAGCTGAAACAAACTCTAATTGTGGCAAGGCAGCATTTAAAGTAGAACTTAAAGGAGATGTAGATACTAAAGCGTTTTGCAACCAACTGTAAAACTTAGCTTTTATTAAGTCGACAGAAATTGGAGCAGCGTTAATAAAAGATATAAGATAAATCCTATCATTAAAATTCAAACTTGCAGATAAAAAATAATTTATTTCTATACTATCCTCAGTTACTATGACATTCTTTATGTTACTTAAATTTATAGTCTTGGTTATACCAGATGTTTCTTTTACGTATCCAAATTTCATTTTTACTATATATTTCGTTACAATTCTATTATCACTTGATTTTAGTTATTTTTACTATGGGTATATTCTTAATTCAAAATAAGCAGGTCCAAAATTATCTGCCGTACTAGTTGTTGCCAAATTTACACTTTCAACTCTAACTTCAGTCGTGTTAACAGCTTTAACTAGAAGAACTGCTGGGTTAGCAGTGCTACTTCCTCCGTATTGTACATATACTTTATTTGCATCAACAAACGAAGAACTAGGTGTAATATCAAATGTACCTACACCAGTTCTTGTAGCTGTAAAAGTAAAAGGTGTAGAGTTTTCAAATTCAGTCAATACAGGATCAGCTGTGCCTGTTTGTTCTATTTTAACTACATAAGAAGTGTATTTAACTGTATCATCAACCCAAGAAACACCAGTTCCAGTTGAACTTAGTAATTGACCATTTGTACCTGCTAGAGATGTTCCATCTAGTATTGTACTTCTAACATCTATTGCGCCTTCAAAGATAGCTTCATTTTCAAACTCAGCTTCATCGATCACTCTTAATCTAGAACCTATCGTTACTTCATTTGCACCCGCGTCTTGAGTTATTTGTGAATCACCTAAGGTAGTTCCGTCTGGAGTAAATAAAGGTATTGTATTTAATGTACCAGATCCAACTACTGCTCCTCCTGGAACACTAGCCCATACTAATTGACCTGATGCATTGGAAACTAAAACCTCACCAGCTGCGGTAGAACTAGTTCCTGTAGAGTCATTAACTTTAGAAGTTATTTGAAGTATGTCTGTTGCTTGATCTCCAATTATAACACCGCCAAGCAATGATACATTACCAGATCCAAAAGCAGAAATATTTTGAATAAATAAATCTATTCCACTAAATTGAGCAGTAGAAACAAAACCAGCTCCTCCATTATTTCCTACATTTGTTCCACCTATTGCCATAAAGTCATTTCCTGCTCCACCAGCAGAATTATAAGTTATTATAGAATCACCAACTGTTCCTTGAGAGTCTGTAAAAATAGGTATAGTATCTTTTGTACCTGTACCAGTTATAACGTCTCCATTTTCAATTATAAAATTTTGTATAGAACCTATGCTGAACTGCGATGTTTGTCTAGTCGATGCATCTGTTCCTACTAATGTATCACCGGTGTTTATGCTGTTGTCAAACGGATATGATGTTATTTTTGCCATTTTAAAATGTTGATAAGAATCTATATGTTACTGAAATTTTAGCTGTAGTGGTTGCTGTACCAACTGTATTTACTATTCCCAACGCATCAATAGCTATTCCTTCTCCACTTGCTGTCTGACCTGGTGTTAACCCAGCTTTAAAAGCATTTGGATCTGAAAGTGTATTTAAAAATGTTGTAGGTATTGTATATAACCAACCTGTTGGTTTAGTTGTTTGAATTAATACGTCTCCTGTAAAATCTAAATAGTTTCCAGCTAACTGATTTTTTATTTGAAAAGTTACTGAATTAACTTCTACAATTTTATCAGGTTGACCTGGCACTAGTACTTTAGGATTGACAAATGTATTTATAAGTTCAGCTGTTGTGAGTTCAAACTCTTGTATTACAAATTGATTATCTAATAAACCCAGTATACTTCCTACTGTAAAGTTTCTAGTTACATTAAGCTCTTGGCCATTTGGTTGTAAAACACCAACCTGTGTACCTATTACTTGTGAATCTCTGTCTGGTTGCCCGATTGGGTATGCTAATATTTCAGCCATGTTATAATAATGTTGTTGAGTTAGTTGATGGGTTGTATGTTCTTGGTCTACCATCGCTATCACGATCCAATGCTCTTTCTTCTGCTGTCATGTTGTTTCTTAATTGACCAGCTGGTGTTAGATTTCCGTAAGCATCCATATGTCCGCGCTGCTTAAGTAGGTTCATAGCAAAGTTTCTATTACCTACTTGTGCTATTAATCTAGGAACTAACTGCCCACGGCCCATAAATCGTTGTGTTTCCATATTTATATATACTTACATATAAAGGCGAAAACTTACAAATGTGACAATAGCCTACTACTTATATAACTTATAAGGCTTATGTCATACTTTTAGAAAAATATTACAAATAGAGAGGTATAGCGTCCCTCCTCCCCTCTGCACTTTGTATTTTTTTAGCAAAATCGTTTTATTTTAACCGGCCCAGCCTGCTTTTTACCATGTTTTTCATAGATTTTTAGCTTTTTTTCTGATTTATCCTCAATGTTTCACATTTTTGTTTCAAATTTACAAACAAAATACTGTAACATACAGATAATATTAATGTATAACAACTAAAACTTATTGCTATGTTAAATACTATTACAATACAAATAGATGAAGACAATGATATCTTTGAAATCACTGTTGACAATGAAACTTATGATTTATATAATGTCTATGACTCAAAATATGGTGACTTCTTTGATGAATTAAATATTTTAATTGATGAACTATAAGCATGACAAGTTGACATGACAGTAAGTCATTGATAACTATGACAATATGTCTTAATGACAATATGACATTAATATGACATTATGACATTTTGCCCAGTACTTTACTAACATTACTAACATATAAATAAATATACAACTTTTACAAACAAAATATTACATCAAACAGATAATATAATAAACTAAAAATAATAACTTAAATAAATATACTATGCAAAATTTAATTTCTAAAAGATTTGTAATCAGAAAATCTTTAATTGGTAAAAATCAAGAAATCACTGTTAATTTCAAAAATGGTAAAACTTGCACTTATAATCATGATAAAGTATTTGAAATTATGAAAGATAAATTAGAAACTATGCCATGTTTCATCAAGTATAAATCTTATACTTCATCAAATAATGTACCAGTTTCAGTAAGAAGTATTGTTGAAGTACAGTAAACAATACTTTTAAAACCGGAGTGAATGGCTCGGCAGTAAATCGTGGCGTACTTAATATAGATGAAAAACTCTATAGCGTTAGTAGGTAAATCGCG